TTGGAAGGCTGGACGCTCCACAACGAAAACAAGGTAGTTAGCTGCAAAACCGTCGATAATGGCACTCAAGACAATCAAGGGCTTACAGAGGAAACGCAAAACGCGCTGTTGCTGGGAAACACAGCGGCGTTGGTGCTCTACAACGACATAAACGCCTGCCAAAGCCCGGCGCAGCTCGATGCAGTTGTGCGTCTGATTTATGAGAAGTACGGCGCGGGCCTGCTTAATGACGATCAGGCGAGCTACCTGCACTCGTGCGTGACCCGCCGCCGGCCAGTGAGCCAGCGCACAATCACCGGCAAATTCGCCAAGATTGGCACCTTGAATGGCCGGGTCAGCCGCTTCCTGCCGCGCCAGCGCCAGCGCTCTCCCGATCGGAAGGCGTCACGAGACCGCCGCAGGATGCTGGGCGGCTCCAGCGCGCTCCCTGACAACCTGAGACACTACTACACGGAAGGCCAACGGGCGGTGCTTTGCATCGTCGCTGGCGAAATTAAGCGGCAGGGGGTGTGCGATCTCCCTATCGACAAGATAGCCGCCCTAGCTGGCGTTTGTCGGACCACGGTGCAGACAGCCATGCATGAGGCTCGCCGGCTGAGCCACATCAAGATCACTGAGCGCCCGGTCCGTGGTCGCAAGCACCTCTCCAACCTCGTCGAGATCGTCTCGCCTGAGTGGCGGACCTGGATCAAGCGCGGTCCCTCCTCCGCCCGCGCCATAGGGTCCAAACCTGTGATTTTGGTGAGCACCACGAAGAACACAGTAAGAAAGAAAGAAGGGCTTGGCGATGAATTGGAACGCGGCAGGGGCAGCGGACCACCTCAAACACTGATGAGGAGGTCAGCCTGATGCGCAAGTCCAAGCCTACTCGCAAACTCGCAACGCAATCACTTGGCGGCTGGGTCTCTGTTGCACCAATCCGGGATTGGACCGACGGCTCGGAGGTCTACGTTTTGGCCTATCGATCTAAATCGGGTGAACTCTGGTGGCAGTCGGCCCATATCGCTGATCGTCAGAACGCAGATGTCGCGGCAGCGACATTGGGCGACTTCCTTGGCGCACGGGTGCTGTTTTGAGTGATCCGTATTACAAGACGGCTCATTGGCGCCGGCTGCGTAAAGCACGACTGATGGTGGATGGCTTCACCTGTGTAGTGCGCGGCTGCGGCCAGCCTGCAAAGGTCGTCGACCACATCATCACGCGGCGCAAAGGCGGACCGGATACGGTCGAAAACACGCGCTCCCTGTGTGATTGGCACGATAGGCAAATCAAAGAGATGGGCGATGGTCGACGCCGCAACGGTGGCCGCCTCGTTGTGAAGGGTTGCTTTGCAGACGGAACGCCGCGCGATCCCAACCATCCTTGGCACACGGGGGGCAAGTGATGCCGCTGTCTGGAGACAATGCCTTGCCGAGCTGCTGCGCAACTAAGTCTCAAAGCCTGCGAGACATAAGAAAGCCTGCCGTGATGACGCAGGCGTATGGGGGTTCGAACAATACGAACTTTGGGGGTCTGGGACCGCTGGGGGAGATCGGGACACACTTACTTTTCAGAGCAATATCATGGGATTAAGAGGCATCGGAGCAAAGCCGGTCAGGACGGCCAGCAAGCCCAAGGGAAAGAAAAAATCGGATTTGGAAGCGTGGCAGGCCGAAGGATTGACGCGCGCGCAGCGCGTCGTGCGCTTTGTCGAGGGCTTGCGTATTACATCCGGCGTCTTCGCCGGCCAACCGTTCAAACTGCGGCCGTGGCAAACCGAAATAATCGAGGCAATCTATGCGGTCGATGAAAACGGCCGGCGCATCAAGCGCCAAGTGCTGCTTACGATCCCGAGAAAAAATGGAAAAACGCAGCTCGCCGCAGCGCTCGCGCTCTGTCATCTCGTCGGGCCGGAAGCCGAACAGCGCGGCCAGGTCTATTCCGCCGCCGCCGATCGGAAGCAAGCGGCGCTGATCCTGAAGGAGTTAATTGCATTCGTCCGCGGCGACCAAAAGCTCATGGATCGAATCATCATCCGCGAACACTCGAAAACGCTCGAAGATGTCGAGACGGGAAGCACCTATGAGGCGCTTTCATCGGACGCGAAGAAAGCGCACGGTCTCAACGTCTCGTTTGCCGTGATGGATGAGCTGGCTCAATGGCCCAAACGCGATTTGTACGATGCCCTGACGACGGGCGGCGCGGCGCGCGCCGAGCCGTTGTTTATGACCATCTCGACGCAGAGTCACGACAAAAACAGTGTGATGTCGGAGCTGGTGCAGTACGGCCGGCGCGTGCTCGACGGCACGATCGTTGACGATACATTCCTGCCAGTAATTTTTGCGGCACCCGATGACGCTGATCCGTGGTCGCCGGAAACGTGGCGGGCCTGCAATCCCGCGCTCGGCGATTTCCGCTCAATGGAGGAAATGCAATCGGCTGCAGAGCAGGCCAAGTCGCTGCCGGCGCGCGAGCCATCGTTCCGTTTGCTGTATCTCAATCAGCCGGTCGATGCGTCGGCGCGATTCCTCAACGCGAAAGACTGGAACGCCTGCAAGGTCGATATGACGGCGGGATTGTTCGGTCAGATGCAGTGGTCGAAACAACGCTGCATCCTCGGGCTGGATCTCAGCTCAACAACCGATCTAACCGCCCTCGCCGCGTGGTTTCCTGCGACCAACGATCTCATGGCGTGGTTCTGGATGCCGGCTGACAATTTGGAGGAAGCGGAGCGCCGCGATCATGTTCCGTACCGCCTATGGGCGCGGCAAGGTCATATCGAGACGACACCCGGGCGCGCGATCGACAAAACCTTTGTGGTTCATCGGCTGGGCGAATTGACTAAGGAATTCGACGTGCAGTTTTGCGCGGCCGATCGCTGGCGCCTAGACGAAATTAAGCGGCTGATGGTCGAAGATGGAATCAAGATGGAGCTCGTGGAGCACGGCCAGGGCTGGCGCGACATGGGACCGGCGATCGATGCCGTTGAAACCGCCGTGTTGCGTCGGCAGCTACGCCACCCCGGTCATCCGGTTCTCGACATGTGCGTGTCGAATGCCGTTACTGTGTCTGACCCGACTGGTGCGCGGAAGCTGGTCAAAGAGCGCGCGACTGGCAGGATCGACGGTCTTATCGCTGCCACAATGGCAATCGGCGCGGCCGTGAAGACCGCGCCGAAAGCAAAGAGCGTTTATGCTACGCGAGGGTTGCTATCAGTGGTCGCCCGTTGACGCCTCATGGCCGGTAATTCCGCGCACGGAGAGCGATCGACCACATCTCCTTAACCGCGGCGGCGTGGGCGGCGGCTGCAAGTTCAATCACCTTGAGCATGGGGTAGGCGGCGACCAAGGTTTCGCCGTTCGGTCGCGCTGCCTTTTGAAGTGCTTCCGCCACATACATCTGATCATTGAGCCGACTATAGAGATCGTCGATTACTCTGCGGAGCTCAGCCGGCCGAACGGTCGGCTTAGAAGCTGATTTGGCGCGTCGCTTCGTCCTCACGGTAGTGGTCATGACAAACTATCCCTTCCTTTGCGTTGATCGCGCCTAGGCGGGCAGCCGAACAGAGTTGTGATATGGATTGAGTCGGTCATCGGTGGCCCGTCTACGGCTGTTGATGGCAAGTCGCGGCCGGGCGGTGCAAACGCTCGGTCGCGGCGCTATGCTGCGCCTCTCGGGACTCTTTGGTCAAGGGGCGAACGCTCTATGGGTGATCCTGATTTCCTGTTCTACGACGAAACACATTTTCACTTGGACCCGCGCGAGGGCCGGGTTTTGATCGGGCTCAGTCGCGCCGAGACAGACGAATTTGCTCAACTGAATAGGGCAGCGTTCGAATATCTAATCAACAAAGTCCGACAGGGCACTATCCGCGAAAAACATGCTGCTACACGGAGGCGCAACGAACTGCTGAACAAACATCTCCAAGCGATGTTCGCTCTGCAGGCGCTCAATAGCGACGTTAAACCCGTAAGACACTGAAAATTTGAAGCAAATACCGGCCGTCCACAAGAAGTACCCATAAGAGTAATTTTCTCTTGCAGAAACGTTCCCATAGGAGTACGTACTGAAACGTACTCGCTGGAGAACGTTTCAATGAACGCGACCTTGGCTCGGAAGCTCCGCTTCTCGGACGCTGCCTACGCCATCAACACGACGCCTAAGACGCTTCGCAATTGGCTCCAGCGCGGCGTCGTGAACATCCACACGCCGCAGCAGGAAGGCGGCTGGACCGAGTACAGCTTCATTGACATCGCGATCCTTGCTCTTGTCCGCTCACTCGTGAGTTGGGGCGTAAGCGTTCCGACCGCCAGCAACATCGCCAACAAGATCATGACCGATTTTTTCCCGGATTTGCTCCGCTTGAAAGATCCGGAGAACATGCCGGCAGGCGTGTTGGCATCCATTTGGAGCAATCAGCGGCTTCATCTCGTTCAGGAGGGTGACGACTGGCGGATACGTCATGTCGCTCTCTACGACAGCAAGATCGACTCGATTCGCAACAAGGGTTTCAACCCCGGTCTGCCGAGCGGCATTGCCGCGTTGCGCCGGGAGATTGAGCCCGCACCGGTCTTTCTGACGATAGACGTCGAAACCATTCTCCGCACCGCCTTTGAGCGCGCCAACGAGAGCGTTAACGAGGGTCAGGACGATCAGGAGTGAATTTCTCTCGGCAAAATCGCGAGGTCGCGCGGCGCGGCCAACTTTATTCGGAAGCCGGGAGGATCGACCCGCGTCTGGGTACCTCAATTCCGAACGAAGACGCCGCAGCTATTCCCCGTCGTGATGACGGCAAAGCTCAGTGCCGGTTCGCCGGTCCGATAGAACTTAATCCGCCCGTCGTGATGACGGCACAGCTCAGAAAGATAGAGAATGCTTAAGCTACATGAACTGCAAGAGGCTCGCACTACCGCCGTCACCAATATGCGCGCGTTGGCTGATCTCGCCGAAACTGAGAAGCGCGACCTGACGCCCGCCGAGGAAAAGACCTTTGGCGATCTCAAAACGTCAATCGCCGATCTCGACAAGAAAATCGGCCGCGCCCAGACCTTGGCCGACGCCGAGCGCAGCGCGCCCGCGATCATGCATGGTCGCCTCGGCGACGGTCAGTATGAGGAGCGCGCCCGCGACTTCTCGATCACCAAAGCTATTCGTGGCCTGCTGCCGGCCGATCTCGGCGGCGGTGGTGTTGATATCGGTTTCGAGCGCGAGATCAGCGCCGAAGTCGCCAAGCGCAGCGGCCGGAAGTTCGAAGGCCTCGCCGTTCCCGATCAGGTGTTCCTGCAGGAACAACGAACCTTGCTTGTCGGCTCCAGCGCCGCCGATCTCGTGCCGAATCCGCACCGCGCGGATTTGTTCATTGATCGCCTGCGCAATTCGCTGGTGGCGCAGCGGCTCGGCGCAACGTATTTGGACGGTCTCGTCGGTTCGCCGATCGATATCCCGCGCCAGACCGGCTCCAGCTCCGCGCAGTGGGTCGCCGAAGATGGCTCGCTTACCGAAACTGATGCGAGCTTCGACGACGTGAACCTGACGCCGAAAACGGTCGGCGCGATGACTTCGTATTCGCGCCGGACGCTGTTGAATGCCTCGCCCTCGATCGAGCAGATCGTTCGGAACGATCTTGCTCAGATCATCGCCCAGGCGATCGACCAGAAGGCAATGACCGGCGACGGCACCAGCAACACTCCGACCGGCATCTTGCACGCGACCGGCGTCAATGACATGGCGCAGGATGGCACGCCGACGTGGGAGGATATTCTAGCCTTCATCGCGGCAGTGGAAGGTGACAACGCGCTTGGCGGCTCTCTGGGCTGGGTGATGAACCCCTATGTCAAAAAGAAGCTGCGGAGCACGGCGAAGGTCGCCAGCACCGATAGCGTCATGCTGATGGAGGCCGTCAACGAATTGGCGGGCTATGCTGCGTATTCGACCAACGCCCTGCCCGGTTCGGTCCCCGGCGATTCGCCGGCAGTCGGCGGCACGATCATCTTTGGCGACTGGTCGCAGCTCCTGATCGCGTCATGGACCGGCGTCGACATTCTCCTCAATCCCTACGAGACCACGGCCTACGCCAAGGGTCGCGTGCTGGTGCGGGCAATGAAGGACGTTGATGTCGCGGTCCGCCACGGCGAAGCGTTCGCGTTCGAAGACGGTGTTACAACCTGATCGGAGCAATGACCATGACGACGTTTGAGCGTCGGGTCGCCCTTGAACTTCGGGCCGGCGGTGACAAAAAATCGCCCCGGCTCGTCGGTCACGCGGCCGTCTTTAATTCACCGTCTCAGGATTTGGGCGGCTTCACCGAAATCATTCGACCGGGCGCATTCGCCCGGTCCCTGGCATCGGTCGACTACGATCAACTCGCGCTTGTCCAGCACATGCCGCAGCTCGTGCTCGGCCGCCGATCGGCCGGAACGCTGCGCCTATCGGAAGATCAGCGCGGACTAGCATTCGAGATCGATGTTCCCGAAACTAGCGCAGCCCGCGACCTGCTTGTCAGCGTCCAGCGTGGTGACGTGCGCGGCGCGTCTTTCGCCTTCTCGACGCCGAAGAACGGCGATCGATGGGAAGTGCGCGGCGAAAAGGTCATTCGCGAATTACTCGACGTGAACCTGCACGAGGTCACGATCACGGCTCAACCGGCTTACGTCGATACGTCGGTCGCACTGCGGTCCCTTGAAAAATTCCAGCAACCCGCCCGCCGCCTCGCAGTCAAAGCATTGCGGCGATTCTTGGAGACCGTCTAATGGAAGCCGCCGTCATTTCAACGGAAAAGCGCTCCGCTCCTACAACATGGGATTTGCTGCGCACGGGTACTGACTACGGCGCAGATGCCGGCGTCGCGACGACCGTTCACCTTGCAGAAAATCTTTCCGTGGTGACCGCGTGCACCACCGCGATCTCGGAAACGGCCGGCATGTTGCCGCTGCACGTATATCAAAAACTCCCGGACGGCTCGCGCGTCGAAGCGCCGGACCATCCGGTTGCGCGTCTGTTCTCCGATGGTCCGAACGAGTGGCAAACGGCGCCGGAATTTATCGAGATGATGACGGCGCATTGCCTTTTGCGCGGCAACAGCTACGCCGGCATTCGCCGCAACAATCGCGGCGAGCCGATCGGCCTTGATCCTTTCCATCCCGACCTTGTGTCGCTTGTCGAGATCCCGCGAACCGGCCGATATGCCTACGACGTTTCGCTACGCCAGGGCGGGACTAGGCGCTTCCTACCCGAGGAAATGCTGCACCTAAAGGACCGCAGTGATGATGGTATTGTCGGCAAGTCCCGGCTGGCTCGCGCACGCGAGACGTTCGGCAGTGCGATTGCGACCGAACGCTACGCCGCGTCGACCTTCAAGAATGGCGCCGCGATGTCCGGCATTCTTAGCCATCCCGAGGCGATCGGCGCGGAAGCCGCTGACCGGCTGCAGAAAGATTTCAAGCAAACATACAGCGGCGCCGACAAGGCTGGTTCGGTTGCCGTGCTCGAGGAAGGGCTCAAGTGGCAGCAAATTTCGGTCTCGCCGGACGACGCGCAAATGCTCGAGAGCCGCAAGTTCTCTACTATGGCTCTAGCGCGGATTTATCGGGTCCCGCCGCCCGTAATCGGCGAATTCGAAGGCGGCAACTATTCGAGCATCTCCGAGGTCGGGCGATGGTTTTACTCGCACACGATGCAGCCATGGCTCAACAAGTGGGAAAAGCTGATCTGCCACTCACTGTTCACTGCGATCGGGCGGCGGACCTATGAAGTCGAATTTGACTGCGATCTGCTTTTGCGCGGGGACATGCTGACACGGTTCCAAGCATACCGCATTGCCCGTGAGACCGGAATCTACAACGCAAACGAGCTCCGCAAGTTTGAAAAGGCAAACCCGCGCAAGGATGCTGGCGGCGACGAATATTTCGCCCCGGCCAACATGCAACAGGAACAAACCGGCCAGCCCGTGGCCGATCGCGGAGTCGCGCAGCCATGATCACGGTCACCACGCCGGCCACAAAATTCAACCTGATTGACGTGTCGACGGCGCGAAGCGCGCTTAGCATCACAGATAACAGTGATGATGCCGCGCTGACTGCGTTCGTTAATCGAGCCTCCGACGTGATCGCGCGGCATTGCCGGCGGACATTTGCGCTGGAAACAGTGACCGAACAGTTCCGGCCGGATAAATATCTCGGCGAGCTGATATTGTCGCGTTATCCCGTGATCGAAATCACGTCGATCACCGAGGGCGCAGATGCGCTTGCGAATACCGATTATGAAGTCGCGAACGACAGCGGCATTGTCAGCCGGCTTTATGGTGACCGGCCCTGCCACTGGTCCCGACACAAAATCACCGTCGTCTACAGCGCCGGCTTTGATCTCCCGACTTCCGCGCCGGATGCGTTGCAACACGCCTGCGTCCAGCTCGTGAAATCCTACTATATGTCTGCCGATCGCGATCCAATGGTTCGCTCGGAAATGTCGGACAACATTTCCAGCGCGAGCTATTTCGGCGGCAGCGATCATCTGCCGCCCGATGTGCGAGGGCTCCTCGTGCAATTCCGCAATTTCAGAACGAGGTAAGCCCATGCTCAATCCCGGCAATCGCGCACTTGCGCAACGCGCCGTTACGACCGCAATCACTGGCGAAGCGCAAACGGCGTTCACTGATCTCGGCGGCATCCAAGCCGCAACGATTGAAGCACAATTTCAATATGGCAGCGGTGGCACCACCGCGAAGGTTTGGGTCCAAGTGTCGCTCGACCTGGGGCAGACTTGGATTGACGTTGCTTGCTTTGCCTTCACGACGGCGAGCGCAACCAAGGTGATCAACCTTTCGGGAATGACGCCGGTCACCACGGCGATCACGCCGAGCGACGGCGCTATGGCTGATAACACCTATCAGGACGGCATCATGGGCTCCTCGTGGCGCGCGAAGGTCACCACGACCGGCACCTACGCCAACACCAATGTTGTCGTGCGCTTGGAGGGCCGATGAAAAACGCGCACCTCGCGCGCCTTGACCGACAATTGCGGCTGCGCGGCGAGGCAGTGCAGTTGCAGCGCCAGGTCGGCACCACGACGCAGAGCCTTACCAAGGCGGACGTGCGCGGCGTGGTGAAGACGCTTGGAATTCAGCAACTCATCGGCGGTATCAGCCAAACGAATTACACAGTCATCATTTCACCGACTGACTTGCGTCGTGCGGGTTGGCCGGGCGCAATCACGGCGGCGATCCCCTCGGGCCTCGTTTCGAATAAGGATAACGCGATTCCGACGATCAGCGACAAGATGTGGTTTCGCGGTGCGATCAAGACGATCAGTCGCGCGGATGCAATTTACGACGGTGACGAATGTGTTCGCATCGAACTAACGTGCACGGGATGAGAATGGCGCGCGGACCTTGCACGTTCAAACAACGGGACGCGACCCGTGCAGCGAGGGCAGCGATAGCCGCTGGCCTTGTGGTTCAGCGCATCGAGATCGACAAGGATGGTAAGATAGTGGTTGTGACAGCCGGTCAGGCATCAGCCGCGCCGGATGATTTGGACAAAGAATTAGCAGAGTTCGAGGCACGCCATGGTCAAAGTTGATTTGAAGGGCATCGCTAAGGTCACGTCCAAGGGGCAGGTTTATTACTACGCTTGGCGGAAGGGTCCGCGCCTTCGCGGCGAACCCGGCTCGCCGGAGTTCATGGCCTCGTACAATGAGGCTATTGAAAATCGCCGCGCGCCTGACACGGATCGTTTTCGGTCTTTGGTAACGCTCTACAAAGGCAGCGACGACTATAAGAAGCTGGCGGATTCCACTAAGCGAAATTGGGCGCCATGGCTCGACAAGATCGGGCAGCACTTCGGCGAACTACGCATCGCGCAATTCGATCGGCCAGAAAAAATCCGACCGATTATCCGCCGCTGGCGCAACCAATGGGCGGACAAACCGCGCACGGCCGATTATGGACTGCAAGTCTTGTCCCGCGTTCTCTCATACGGCGTCGATCCGCTGGGCAAGATCGCGGGCAATCCCTGCGAGGGCATCAAACAGATTTACAGCACAAATCGGTCAGAGATCATCTGGACTGAAACCGACATCGCGCTGCTCAAGCAAACGTGCTCGGCCGACGTCGGACATGCGGTCGACCTGGCTGCGCATACTGGCCTTCGGCTCGGCGATCTGCTGCGGTTGTCATGGTCTCACGTTGGCGAAGACGCCATTACGATTACGACGGGCAAGAGCAAGCATCGTCGCACCGCAATCATTCCGCTTTACGACGATCTGCGGCGCGTGCTGGCGAGCATTCCGAAGCGATCGACAACCATCCTGACGAACGTTCGCCGGCGGCCGTGGACCACCAACGGTTTTGGCACCGCATTTGATCGCGCCAAGATCGTCGCGAAGATGAAAGGGCACGATTTGCACTTTCACGATTTGCGGGGAACCGCCGTCACCAAGCTCTACATCGCCGGCATTCCGGAACGTGTGATCGCCGAGGTCATGGCGTGGTCGGAAGATGAGGTTGCGAAGATCATCCGGCGCTATGTCGGCCGCACGGCGGCGACCCAAGCGCTGATCCAACAAATCAACAAAAAGGGAACGTAACTTGCAAAACCGGCAGCAAAACCCGACTGGTGAAAGCGGGCTAAGTATTGGAGCGGGTGAAGGGAATCGAACCCTCGTATTCAGCTTGGAAGGCTGCTGCTCTACCATTGAGCTACACCCGCGTCAGGCGATCACCTAACACGGCCGGACGGCCGCCTCAACTGGTTCGGTTCGCGTCCCAATTCCCCGGTCAACGGAGCATATTTCTATAAATCCGGTCGGTTTCTGGCGCGGATGGGCCGGACGGCGGCCTTAACAGCGGCGGATTCGCCGCCTATATTGTGAGTCCCATCAACAAAGAAAGGAGGTGATCTAGTGTCTTGTCTCAAGCGCTGTCACCTCGCTGGGATCGCCCGCTAGGCTTTGAGTAATCAGCCTGGCATCGGGGCGCTCTCAGCCCTGACCAGCGAGACAACAAAAACGGGGCGCGGCGGAAGCAATTCCGCCGCGCCTTTTTTGCGGTCCGGGCTGAGCGATTAGCGCCCCCTGCCCCAAACGCGGACATCGAATCAGAGGCCGAAAAAGCGGAGCCAGCGCGGCAGCCAGCGGCGCCTCGCGGGATACCTTGTCGCACCACAAAAACGATCCGGTCCGCTACAAGGTAAATGTCGGCGTGGGTTGCCGCGAGACGTCCTTCGGCCTGCCGCATCAGAAATGAGGAGCACATAGATGCTTTATGCCATCCTGGCCTATCACGTCGAAGCCGAGGTCAAATCGTGGACCGCCGAAGAGGACGCCGCCGTGATGACGGGCCTGCGCGAGGTCCATCAACGGCTGAAGGGCCGGCTCGGCCCGGCCGTACGGCTCGGCGATACCCGCAAGGCCAGCACGCTGCGCGGGCCGGGCCACGGCATGGTGATCGACGGCCCGTTCTCGGAGACCAAGGAACAGCTGCTCGGCTTCTATGTGATCGATTGCGCCGATGAAGCAGCGGCGATCGCAGCGGCGCGCGACCTACGCAGCGTCAACCCGTCGGCAGTCTACGAGATCCGCGCGCTCAAGGTTTACATCCCCGGCGCGCCGTTTCCGGAGACCGCAGGGCCCAGCGACGCGTAG